TGTACGCGCCTAACGGCAAGCCTGACGGGCTAAAAATCATCCCTTTGAGTGAAGTCGCAACCAAAGACGATTTTTTTAATATCAAGAAAGCCAGCCAGAACGATTTGCTGTGCGCGCACCGCGTGCCACCGCAGATGATGGGGATTATTCCGGAGAACAGCGGCGGGTTTGGTGATTCGGTTAAGGCGTCGCAGGTGTTTGTCCGTAACGAACTGACGCCGTTGCAGGAACGGTTTAAAGAATTAAATGCCTGGTTTGGGAAGGAGGTGATCAGATTTACCCCTTACGAACTTACACCAGAGTGATATCGCAAAGCCCTGTGACACGGGGCTTTAGCACTCCCTCAAAGCTCACACCCACCCCACGCCACACGAACGCCTCAGAGCCACGCAGCATTGACCGGCGCGAAATAACACCACAATCCGTTTTTAGTGAGAAAATGGCTCAGCGCGTCACAGGCTGCGCCAAATTCTGCTGCACTGCACCTCGGCGCGCGCAATATTACCCGCCTGCCCGCTTCTGACTTAGTTCACTGTTTTTAATGCATCTGTCAGAACGCCTCAAAGCCCAGCCAGAGTGGCGATCAGGCATTTTTTGATCCTTTCGGGATCATGCAAAACCATGCGCATAATGCATGCAGTACTCACTAATAAACTTTTGCTAGGAATTCAGTGAATTTTTCCTGGGGCGTTTACATCAAAAATAACTTTGAGCAACTCCTCATTTGCCGTGGCTGCAAGTTCTGAAATCCATATAGCCACCATCTCCCTCTCTGCTTTGTCGCACTGGACGCGAGCAGAAAGTTTTGCGATCAATGATATACGCTCTAACAAAACTGACGTCTCTTCTAAAAAATCCATCTTTCCCCCAAAGAAGTACTGTTTATTTATCCAGTACTATAAAATCATCTGAATATAATTTCCATAAAAATCTACAAGATAAAATTCAATTCCTTGAAGGTTGATTAATTTTTAAGCAGACCGAGCGGATTTTTAGAGTACACATTTTTAGAGATGAAGGTTATGGTCTGATTGCTCTGATTTGTGCTTACCTTGAGATTGAATTTTAACCTGCCAGCTATTACTCAAAAAAGGATATGACTATGGATAAAGGCCTTTATGTACTACTTGGTGTGGTCATTACGCTAGTAGTGACGATTCTTAAAGAATGGATTATTAGTTTTATAAAAAATAAAAAGGAAAAAGATTATATATCTATTCAATTAATTTTTAAGTTGGATAGCTTCACTTCTGAATGTGCAAATGTTGTGAATGATGATGGCAGATATATGGGGCAAAGGGATTCAGATGGTTACCTTAGAGCGCAAGTAGACGAACCAATTTTTGAGATTGAAAAAGTTCCAGGTGACTGGAAATCTTTGGATGCATCAATGATTTATGATATTCACAAGTTTGGGATTCAAAAAGTTAACTCAGATAATAAAATAAGAGGAGTTTACGACTACGCGGCCTCCCCTCCAGATTTTGACGAGTATTTTGAAGAGCGCCAATATCAGTATTCTCTGTTAGGTAAAGAATCGGATAGGCTTGCAACTAGACTCAGAAAAGAGAGTGGAATGCCCGCCCGCGAATGGGGAGAGTTTTCCCCATTGGATTTAATGAATAAGGCATTGCACGATATTGAGGCTAAACGCCAAGACAGAGCCGAACGCCATAAGAAAATGCTATCTGAGCTGTCATTGACTAATTAATTTATCTAACTTTCCGAATGGGTAGCAAGTAGCCCCGATAAAATGGCTAATTGCTCGGCGCTGTTTAATGCCGCGTAATTAGCCTTCCATCGCTCAGCTTTTCGCTTAATCCTTTGGCGTTCCTGGTAATTGCTACCGGCGAATGTCGCGCAATATGCGTCGCCTTCCGGATAATTCATCCATAACTGTTCTGTCCGGACGCCCCCACGGGTCATAACCTGGAAACGAATGCTGCGCCAATCTGCCAACAGTGAATCGTAAAGCTCAGACGGATAACCGGAAATCATGACAGCCGCCGGGATTTGTTTCATCGTCTCGATCAGTTGAATGTGGTTTTCGCGGGTGTACTCATGGCGGTAACGCGCCGAGCTGGTTCGCGTTTCTGCCAGGTATGGCGGATCAACGTATAACAATGGGGATTTGTACGGGGAGAAATTAAAGGTCTTTAAAAAACTCAGGATGTCAGCATTGACCAACTGGACATTATCGCCAAATTTTTCCGCAGCGCACGCCAGGGTGATAGGGTCAATATCGACACCAATATTTACCGGCGCTGCTGGCTTGCGTGCCATGATGGCACCGCCGCCCAGATGCGTTTCAATGTATAAATCATGCGGTGGCATTTGGCTGATAATCGCCTGATAGGCACCACTTGCGGCCTTGCTTCCTAAGTATCCCAAAATCCATCCCCGAAAATATCTGCAGTACAGTCAGATTTGACTGTGTTACCACGCGCTGGCCAGAACAGTCAGATATGACTGTGCTCGATACGCATTATTCAAATTCAGCCCAATCCTGCAGCGGTTCAAAGCTCATGACCTGATCACCAAAGCTGATTTTCGCCCCACGGCTTAACGCTTCCAGTTCCCAGCGTTCCGCCGTGATGTTGTGTTTCATCAATTCGCGTGCGATTTCCGGCAAGCGGGCCCGTTCTTCTGCCGTTAATCTTGCCGACGGGGCAACATCACGGCCTTTCGTCGGGTCGAAACTGCGCTGCGCCTTGCTGAGTCTCGGCGTTTCCTCGCGTATACGTGCCACAATCGCCCTCACGGCGGCAGTGTCTGTCCAGTCAATTACGGGTTGGTTTGCAGAAATGAACGTTGTAGCAGCGCTCCCAGCCTGGCTATCACGCCTATTTGCAGCCGGTTTATTTCCACCTAACCCACAGTTATTGACAGGACTCCGAGGCGCGCCGTAGGCGCTTTTTAAGGTCAAAACCTCAACGTCAACGGCGGAAGAAACGATGCGCCATTGAGTTGTACGGGTTTCATAAACACGGGAGTCGCCAAGGTGAGGGGCAAAAATACCCACAACCTTTTTCACCTCTTCATCGTAGGCGTTCAACTCGTCAGCCACGCGGCGAGCTACACGCACAGTCTGATCGTCGCGAGGAACATTTGCACCGCCCTGGGCTGACATGTACGCCATAAAATCACCGGCATCAGCAGCAGCGCGGACGGCTTCCACTTCTTCGTCAAAGGTTTCAGTCAGACTAATGGAACGGATGCGGCGGCACTCACGGTATGAACCCATGGTAGGCAGGCCGATAGGGCGAAACTGGGGGATCCGCCAGGTAGCAGCCCAGGCGGTGACAGCGGCAGCGGAATCTGTCAGCAGCTCGCCGGTTTCGTGGTCGCGCTCGCCTTCCAGTGCGTAACCGTCGATGTTCTTTGCGATGTATTTGGCGATATAGCCAGCCGCGCCGCCGCGATTCAGGTGTTTACAGTCAAAGCGGTTTTTAGCTGCGCCGCGTTCGTCACCGTCTTCTTTCATGGCGTATTTGCGCATGATATCGATCACCCGCTGACGCATAGCGGGTTTAGTGAATAACATCATGTGCCAGTGCGGCGTCGCGTCGTGGTGAGGCTCTACAACACGCATCCCGTAAACGGACAGGTCGCTATCTTTGAACGCGGTGCGCATTTTGCTCCAGATCCCGCACAGATATCGCTGTGCATCTTTCGGCGTATAGGCTTCTTTGTCCCAGGCGTGATTTCGCTGAACGCGCTTTTTATCGCCCTTGCCAACCATGCGGGTCGGGTGATATTTGGACGGGGTGGTGATAGTGAGGAACATCCCGACGTCGCCATTCGCAGCAGCATATTTTTCAGTGCCGGCGATCGTGCTCATTAGCTCCATGCGGCGGATTTCAGGGTTTGAAATACTCGCCATCACTTTGTCGATCAGACTGAAACGCTCGCCGGTTTCGATGTTTTCCAGGTCGCAGCTTTTCAGGTAGTCGAGATTCGACAGACGGCGCGCACGTACTTCACGGATAGCCTGCTTACTGGCATACGGGGAAGCATCACGGTTCACTTTGCCGATGGCGATCAGCAAAGATTCACGCCAGCGGGTGCGCTGGCCTTTCAACTGACTTAACCACCAATCCGGATTAACCAGGCGTGACAAACCTGCAACAGCAGACACGGCATCCAGTTTTCCTTTGCAGTATTTCTTCCAGTACATCGGCGTGACATTGAAAGCGCGAGCCATTCCGGCAATTTCACCGTACAACTGGCTTTGCGTGAAAGATGAGAAAAGCACCGCATTATCCCCGCCGTTTTCTTCCAGCAGATGATCGCAACGTTCTTCATAGATTTCTTTCAGTTGTCCGGCGATGTCCTGAGCAAACCGGCATAGCGGTTTATCGCTCATGCTCGGCAACAGATGATAGGTATCGGCTTCAGACATAAACTTCATGGAGGCATGAAGATTCATTTCGTTTGCTGAATTGACCGCATCCACACGCGGCAGAATGCTGCGCCCAAGGGTATAAACCAGGTATTTATTTGCCACATGGATGCCCTGCGTTTTCAGCAGATGCGCATGGCGACCTGTGAAAATTTCCCGCAGGTCGATAGAGAGGTTTTTTACTCGGACTAAAACAGCTTGCCCCTGCTCGTACTCATCACGGGTAAGCGGTCTTTCCAAGCCAGAAATGGCCTGGTGTGGTTTGTTCCAGGGAAACGCCCAGACTTCGGGCGTTTTAATCTGAGGAGTGAAGCGGCTTAAAATCACTTCACCTCCGACTTTTTGCAGCCTTGGAAAACGTTGTAAGCTTCCTTGCGACACATTTCACAAGTTACATCGCCAATGAAAAGATCGGACCACTCTCCAGCATCGCACCACCCGCAAAGTGTAGCGTGGTTAATTCCCACAAGATGGTTAAGCCCGTCGCCATCTACCGCACGGCTTTCCGATTCATCTTTCATATGGATCACAAATGCCATTATTCCGCCCCTTCCGCTTCTTCTTCCCGTACCAGGGGAAGGTATTGCGGATTGATCGGGGTGATTTTGGCGATGATTTCAGGGGATGTTTTGATACTGCCAGCAGCAGCACCAACGGAGCGCGGAGCATCAAACGCAGTAATATCAAATTTACCGTAAAGGCCACGCGCTTCGCGGGTGTCTGAATTTGATGCGATCACTGGATAGCTGCGCTCAGCCAGTGCGAGCAAGTTCGCACTCAGTTGCTCATGTTCAAGCTTGCCAAAACAGGCGGGAGCATAGCCTGTGAAATTTGCGGAGGTAGACGCAGGCAGGTAAGGCGGATCACAATAAATAACGTCACCAGGCTGAACCATTGTCAGGGCTTCATCAAAAGAGCAGCAGATGAAAGTTGCCCGCTTCGCTTTTTCGGCGAATGCACGGATCTCGGCTTCGGGGAAATAGACTTTTTTATATTTCCCATATGGAGTATTAAAATCACCGCTAAGGTTATAACGACATAATCCGTTATAACAATGACGATTCAAATAAAGAAAAAGAACCGCGTGCGTAAAAAGGCAGGATGGATTTAAATTAAAGGCATGCCGGACTTCATAATAAGTAGTTTCAATGTTAGCTACTTTGAAAAACTCCTTTGCACCAAATATAAATTCTTCTGGCTCTTTTTTAATAATGTTATACATGTTGATTAAATCAACATTAATATCTGAAATCAGATATTCGTCATAATCGGTATTCATCATTACAGCACAGGAACCCGCAAACGGCTCAACCAACCGACGACCTACTGGCAGATGTTGTTTTAAAATATCCATGATGCGGACTTTAGAACCCGCCCATTTCAGCATAGTGCGCATTTGTTCCATTACATGCCGCCTTTAATATCTAAGAATAAAAAGCGGGCATTTATACCCGCGAGCGCGATCAGTACTACCGAGAAAATCATCATTGGTTTTCTCGATAATGTTTGGCATTGAGTTCAGCAAGTTCTTTGCAATACACGCACAGCTCAACACCTGGCAGAGCTGCGCGGCGTTCTTCGGGAATAGGTCGGTCACAGTCCAGGCAGAACATGGCAGAAACACCCGCAACAGGGGCGCGGGCGGCTTGGATTTGTGCAGCCAGAATCAGGTCTGCGCGTTCCTGGGCGGTATCAATGACATCAGCCATGTGACACCTCCGGCTGTTGCAGTTTTACCAGGGCAGCAAATACCAGATCAGCAGCGCGGTTGTACTCATTGCGCATTGATGCCGCGCTGGTGATTTTCTTAGCCCATATAGCGCGATCAACACAGCGATTGATGAATTCGGTAGCGAGGGAAAACCTCAACTGAAACACAGCCAGCGTGGAGCAATACTGTGTACGGGTTTCTTTATCCGTCTTGATTTCAGCCAGAATCAGGTCGCCGTTCTTTTTAGGGATGATGGTGAACGCCAGATCGATATCAATGCGCTTTGCCATTGCTTCCGCCATTTCTGGCGTGGCTTCTTCATGTTTCATCATTAGTGCAGGTCTCCCGCTTCATTTTGAATGCGGATGGCTTCCTGGCGTAATGCTTCGGCAGCTTCGATTCCGGTCATTTCTTTTTGGATGATGAAACATGCGATAGCTTCCAGGCGGGAGGCAAACACCTGCGCACGATTGCCACGTTCTTCATTACGTGCAGCATTGAGCATTAAGGTCAGCTCACCGGTGTAATCACCCTCAGCCGAACCCATATCAAAACCGACAACAGGCAAACCAGCAAAGCCGATTCGGGATTTATTAATCATTTCTTTCATGTGTAAAACTCCTGTTTTTAGGCAAAAAAATGCCCGGCGGGTTTACGCCTGTTAATTTGAATTCGGGTTAGTGCTTAATATTTATTCTGCAATCGTCTTCACTGATAAATTTCGGCAGGGTCTCAGTTAATCCCAGTAAAGAATTTAGCGCCGCAACCACTTGATGCCTTTCAGTCGGCGTTAATTCTGCAAACTTCATTTCAACATGGCGGCTTTTCAGGCCAGCATGAAAGCAGATTGTTTTACGCATATGCAGCGGCTGACTATCAAATGTTTCCTGCGCTACATTCTTTTTGTGTTCCAACATCTCTTTAATTTTAGAAAGATGCTTTTTGCCTATCTGAATATGTTCTTCATTTCCTAAAAACATAAACACCTCAACTAAACAGGCGCTTTAAAAGCGGCTTTGAATTTCTCACCGCCTGCGGGGCAGTGGCTTTTGACAGTGAAGGATTCCAGCGCTTTCCACCAGGCAGCTCAATGCAACCATGGCCGAAATGGCGTGAAGGGCTTTGCTGTTTTAGCAGCGGAGCAATTGAGACCACCATGTTCAGACCATCCCGTTAGTGGCAACACTTGCGACAGCACCAACAACAGAGGCCAGAGCGGGTGAAGCTTCTACGCGCCCCTGCATCGCTAAGCCGATTAGCGAAAGATGGCGAATGCCTGCATTCACACTTTCGATAATTGAGTTTTTAACCTGACGCGTCTGCCGTTCCGGCGATGCCGCACCCGCAGCAACTGAACCCAGGGCAGCAGTGGCGTGAAGTGTGTAGGTAGCAATATTGTCCTCGGCCAACTCATTTACGGGGACGGCAGGCATACATTTCATTTGTGCCAGTAATCCATCGATCAGAGTTGCGTCTTCTGTGACATCAGTGATTACTGCAATTTCAATGGCAGTGAGCTGATGAACCTGATCAGGATTCAGCTTGTTACGCAGGGTCTGTTCTTTCATGCCAATAGTGCGAGCCAGTTTTGACAGGTTGTGACGAACTGAAAAAGCGCGGCATGCGTTATCAAAATGCGGCTGGTTGGAAACCTGAAAATCAAACATGTTCACTCCTCTTGAACAAGGCAAGATTAATTAACTGAAAGCGACACACTGCATTCACTTAGAGCTTGCACAGTAAGAGCAGCCATATTGATTTCGACTGCTCCACCCTTGGTCGCTTTCGCTTTGATAGGTAGGCGCCCGTCTTCAACCATATGGCGAGCTGTACCGATGGGAGTGCCCGTAATACGGCAGTATTCTGCCAAAGGCAGGTAAGGCGTAGGGATGGTAATTGTAATGTTAGGGCGCATAAGGCATCATTCCAAGTTGCTCAATACTACTCAATACTACTCAATGTTGACCCAATCAACATTCAGGATGTTACGACAGCCTGACACCACATTGCAAGGACAAATGTCACGTGAAGCTACATATTGATTTTGAAAAGGGCGGTAAGGCTGTTATTGAAAGGATCGTTGAGGCTTACGGCTTCACTACCAGGCTCGCCCTCGCACAGCACATAGGAATCACAAGCAGCAGTATGTCTATGCGCTACAAACGTGATTTTTTTCCGGCTGATTTAGTGGTTCAGTGCATGGCAGAAACAGGTATACGACTCGAATGGCTGGCTTTCGGCACAGGTAAGAAATATGACGACGGTGCAATTGAGGCTCTTAGCTTCCAGCACTTTAAGTTAGTGGATGGGCAGATGTTTGAACTCGGCAGCATATTGTTTGATAAGTCGATGTTTCCCCCTCAAGCGCCGAAACCTAAAACCCCTATGGTCGTTCTGCACGAACAAACTCAGTATGTCGTGGATAAGGGCTTTTCAGAGGTACATGACGGGAAGTGGCTTATTAACCTGGAAGGAAAAGTAACGGTTCGCGACCTAATCAGAATTCCAGTGAAGAAAATCAGAGTGAGCGGCATGGGTTCAACCTTTGACTGTGAGATCGATGATGTTGAAGTTATCGGGAAAATCATTAACAAATTTGAAAGTCTCTAACGGTAATTATGGGCGTTAAAAAATTAGCTTCAGGCGAGTGGCAGTTAGACTTTTATCCCAACGGTAGAGCCGCCGGAAAACGTCACCGCAAGAAATTCATGACTAAAGGCGAGGCGTTAGCCTTTGAGCGCCATCATCTAGATCAAGCCGCTGCAAAACCTTGGCTTGGTGATACCGAAGATAAACGCACCTTAAAAGACCTTATAGACAAGTGGTATGACTTACACGGCGTAACACTTGATGATGGCAAAAGACGCCAGCAAGCTATGCACCACGCCTATGAATGTATGGGGAAACCCCTGGCAACTGAATTTTCGGCAAAGATGTTTGGTAGCTATCGCGAGAAAAGACTTAAAGGCGAGTTCCCCAGGTCTAAACGCGTTGCCATTGTAAGCCCGCGCACGATGAATTTAGAACTGGCCTACTTTCTTGCCTGCTTTAATGAATTAAGCCGATTAGAAGAATGGAAGGGTGAAAACCCTTTAAAGAATATTAGAGCTTTTACGACAGATGAAAGTGAGATGGCTTATCTCACTACGGAAGAAATAGAAAAATTACTTTACTACTGCGATGAAGTTGGTGGGCGTAATTTAATTAATGTCGTCACCGTCTGCCTTTCTACCGGCGCACGATGGTCTGAAGCGCAAAATTTAACACGCACCCAAATTAATCCAGGGAAAATTACCTACACAAAAACCAAAGGTAAAAAAAATAGAACAGTCCCTATTAGCAATGAACTGTATGAGCAATTGCCTAAGAATAGAGGCAGGGTTTTTACTGAGTGTTATGCGGCATTCCGGATTGCAATTAAGAGGAGTGAAATTGAGCTACCCGCAGGGCAACTTTCTCACGTTCTGCGTCACACCTTCGCGTCTCATTTTATGATGAACGGCGGTAACATTTTGGTGCTTCAGCGTATCTTAGGCCACACCGATATAAAGCTGACTATGCGATATGCTCATTTCTCCCCTGACCACTTAGAAGAAGCACTACACTTCAACCCCATGGCAAAAATTGCCTCAAAATTGCCTCAGCAGAACGGGAATGATGAGTAACATTGATTAGTATTGAGCACGCAATGCACTGTTTTATATGATAACTTATTGTTTCCACTACCCTGCGCAACGCTCTCATAATCGCTTGGTCGCTGGTTCAAGTCCAGCAAGGGCCACCAGATTAAACAAGGACTTACGCTAAAAACGTGAGTCCTTTGTTTTTTTGGGGATATGCCGGGGATATTTTGCACGGGCAATCAT